TATTTGAATGGGTTGATGGTCTAATCAATGAACATGGTGAGTTGGACTTCAAATATATGGAGAAGCCGCAATCTGTGCATCTTTCTAGAGAATTTTATCCACATTGGCAAGGTTGGGAGTGGAATGGACTGAATCCTCCTATAAATAAACCAGCTACAGTACATCATGCCAGCCTTGAGAGTTTCATATGAGACATGCTACTATTATCCCGCTTATTGGCGGCGAAGCGATTGCTTCGACTAATGTGTTTGGAAGTAGACCCGATTACATCCTTTCATATAGCGCATTTAAAGATAACGAATCACATCTTTTAAATTACTGGAATCATGAAGTTCCATATTATGTCCTTGATGAAGGACAGAAACATCCACACGAAGTAGATGTTATCTCTAGCGTATGTCCCTGCGCGGGCCTATCCATGTTTTCTATGGGATATGGCGAACATAATCCTAATAATAAATGGATGATTGAGACTGCTAAGTATGTTCTTGGAGAAGTTAAACCTAAAGTATTCTGGGGTGAGAATGCTCCTGCACTAGCAGGAAAAGTAGGTAAACCTATTAGAGAGCAACTTCAACAAATCGGTAAAGAGAATGGTTACACTATGACTCTTTACCGTACAAAGAGTTTGCTTCACGGTGTGCCACAAGTCAGAGAACGTACATTCTATTTCTTCTGGCGTGGTAATAAGACTCCTCTCCTTAATTTCTATAGTAGAGAATATGAGAAGATTGAAGATGTCATTACTGGTGTAAAATCAAACACAATGATGGAACCAATCAATAAAAACACGCCTAGTAATGATCCTTACTATCGTTATTTGCTAGAAGTTATTCATAGCGGTGTTACTCACCGTGAACACTTCGATCTTCTTGATCTTAGAGATATTGCCGTTAGATACTTTGATGCTAAATCTTTGATCGAGCATCATAATCATTCGTATCTACAAGTAGGTGAATGGATGCAAAAGCAAGGATATGAAAAGGAAGTAGAAAAATGTAAGAGAATGCATGAAAAGCTTGCATCGGGTGGTAACATCATGAGACGTGGCACAATCGTTCCCAAAGATCATATTGGAGCTTTTGTTGGCCACTATCCTAAGATGCTTACTCACCCATATGAAGACAGATATATTACTTACAGAGAAGCACTTAGTATTATGGGCATGCCTGAAGATTATGAGTTGCTCAAGCCAACTGTAAGTTATAACCATATTTGTCAGAACGTTCCTGTTAAAACTGCTACTGATATGGCAACAGAAGTCAAAGCAGTTTTAGACGGCGAAAGAGATTATGTTGACAATTTTATGGTTTATCAATATAATCATGATCGTACAAATGAAATTATTAATACTAAAACTAGCACACTCGTGGAGTATTTTGTTTAATGGAACCACAATATAAATTTACTGAGCCAGAACTAATTAATGAGTTGTATCAGTACATCGCTGATACTTACACGAAGCATTATGTTGGTCCTGATAACATTCAGGCTTTCGAACTAATTGCTTCAGCCGGTCATGGTGTCGGTTTTACCATCGGCGATATCATCAAGTATGCCGCCAGATACGGCAAGAAAAATGGCAGAAACAGAGATGATCTTATGAAGATACTTCACTACGGAATTCTTGCACTTTATATTCATGATAAGGAGAATAACACAAATGGAAATTAAGATTAACACTGAAGAACTTAGAAAGTGCAAGCTATTTGTAGCTACACCTATGTATGGCGGGCAGTGCGCCGGCATGTTTGCACGAAGCATTGCAGATCTTTCTGCTCTTTGTACGCATCATGGTATCCCGCTTCAGATGTATTTCTTGTTCAATGAATCATTGATTACACGAGCACGAAACTATTGCTGTGATGAATTTATGCGTTCAGATGCAACACATATGTTGTTCATCGACTCTGACATTGGTTTTAATCCACAGGATGTTATCGCTCTTCTCGCTCTTCAGATTCAGAATGAAGATTATGATGTCATTGGCGGTCCTTATCCTAAGAAGTGCATCTCATGGGAAAAGATTAAGCACGCTGTAGACAAGGGTGTTGCTGATAAGGATCCTGGTATCCTTGAAAAGTTTGTTGGTGATTATGTTTTCAATCCGAAGAGTGGCACTGGCGCTATTCCGATTGGTGAACCTGCAGAAGTTCTCGAGATCGGTACTGGTTTCATGATGATTCGTCGCAAGACATTCGAAGTCTTCAATGAAAAGTTCCCGCAGTATCTCTATAAGCCGGATCATGTTCGTACTAAGCATTTCGATGGTTCTCGTAAGATCATGATGTACTTCCAAGCAGAAGTAGATCCTAAGTCTGAGCGTTATCTCTCTGAAGATTATTGGTTCTGTCAGAAGCTTCAGGAAGCAAACCTTCGTACATGGCTGTGTCCTTGGATGCAACTTCAACATGTTGGAACTTATATTTTCGGTGGTTCTCTTGCAGATCTTGCATCTATTGGTGCTTCTGCAACCGCTGATGCTGATCAAATTAAAAAGTAATTGAAAGGTCTATATTATGAAACTTGATACACGCACAATCCAAGTTCTTAAGAACTTCTCTACGATTAACCCTTCTATCCTTATTCGGAAGGGTAACTATCTCTCTACAGTATCACCTGTAAAGAGTATCATGTCTCGTGCAAAGGTCGACATTGAGTTTGATAGTACTTTTGCTATCTATGACTTGTCCAAGTTCCTTAGCACTCTTTCTCTCTTTGATGAACCAGAACTTACTATCAATGAGAAGACTATTACTATTCGTGGTAAGAACAATGTAGTTAATTATACGCTTGCTGAAGCTGCTACTATTATCTCTGCTCCTGAAACTGTTAAGGATATTCCTGAACCAGAAGTCAGCTTTAAACTTACCAATGACTCATTGACTAGCGTCATGAAGGGCATGGGTGTCCTTCGCCTTCCTGAGATTGCAGTAACCGGCGATGGTACTGATATCATGCTTCAGGCTATTGACTCTAAGAACCCGAGCGGCGATGTTTATTCGATCGTTGTTGGTAAGTCTGATAAGAAGTTTAGAGCAATCCTACGCGCAGAAAATATCAAGCTTTTGACTGGCGACTATGATGTTGATATTACATCTAAGGGTATCGCTCGTTTTACTGGTAACGATATCATGTATCTTATCGCTGTAGAGTCAAATTCAACTTTCTGAGGTTAACAAATGGATGTTAAAGAACAGTTCTTGTGGGTGGAGAAATACCGCCCCAAGACTATCGCTGATACTATCTTGCCTGAAGAGCTTAAGGCTACATTTCAACAATTCGTAGATCAGAAAAACATTCCTAACCTTATCTTGAGTGGCAGTGCCGGTGTTGGTAAAACAACAGTGGCACGTGCCATGTTAGAAGAACTTGAATGTGATTATATTGTAATCAACGGGTCTATGAATGGCAATATCGATACCCTGCGTCATGAGATTCTCAACTTCGCCTCCTCTGTCAGTCTCTCTGGAGGTCGTAAGTACGTCATCCTTGACGAAGCAGATTACCTTAACGCAAACTCAACACAACCAGCTCTACGAAACTTTATGGAGGAATTCAGCAAGAATTGCGGTTTCATCCTCACCTGTAACTTTAAGAATCGAATCATTGAACCACTTCATTCGCGTTGTTCGGTTATAGATTTTAAACTATCTAAGTCTGCTGGAGCAAAACTTGCTTCTCAATTCTTCAAGAGAGTGGAGAAGATCCTTGCTAATGAAAACATTGAGTTTGATCGTGCTGTAGTTGCTGAGGTTGTTACTAAGTTTTTCCCAGACTGGCGACGAGTTCTTAACGAGCTTCAGCGTTATGCGTCAACCGGGAAGATTGACAGCGGCATCCTTGGTAGTATCAAGGATCTTGAAATCAACTCTGTCTATAAGCTTCTTAAAGACAAAGACTTTACATCTCTACGTAAGTGGGTAGCAGAGAACGTTGATATTGAACAGACCGAGTTGTTTAGACGACTCTATGAGTCTGCAGATCAATATATGACACCTAATAGTATCCCACAACTTGTATTGATCTTGTCAAAGTACCAATATCAGGCTGCTTTCGTGGCAGATCCTGAAATAAATATTATTGCATGCATCACTGAAATTTTAATTGGCTGCGAGTTTAAATGAACCCATTTGACTATGTAAACTCTATAAACTCTTCTAAGAAAGAGAACCTCATGGTAGATGAGGTTGCAGAGAAAGCTTATAACCCATGGTTAGTTAACAAGGCGTTATCTTATTTTAAAGATACCGTCTTGTATGCTAATGAAATCAACATGCATTCGCATCTATCTAATAGGATGCAATATGATTATTATCTTCATGCAATTAAACCCGGTAAAAGATATTCTAAGTGGGCTAAAACGAAAGAGAATGAAGACATAGATCTTATCTGCGAATTATTCAATTACAATAGATCCAAAGCAAAAGTGGCTTTAAAGCTTATAGATAAAAAAGAACTAGAGAGATTTAGAAAAAAATGATGTTAAGTTCTGATGAAAAACTTTCAAAATCTAAATTAGAATTAAATGCTAATACTGTATTAGTTATCGATGATTTTCATTCAGAAGATGATTATCGCGAATTACTAAGACAAGCAGATAATACTTCTTATACTAGTGGTTGGAAATCTAATAAAAGAACTGATCCACATGGCCACTGGAATAGAAACTATGTTGATGGTGTTAGATCAGGTTCTTCGAACTTAGCAGAAGTATGTAATAATATCCCAGATCTTCAGAAAAAGATCTGGGATACTTTAAAAGAAAAGTATCATCTTAACGATATGGTTTTGTTGAGATGTTATATGAATGCACATACGTACGGAGTAGATGGATAC